ACCGTCGGCGAGACGGTCGTTCCATCGCGCACACCATCTACGCCGAGGGCGACCGCGAGCAGGCGCTCGGGAACGACGTTACTCTCCCAGTCGCCGACTCCAAACGCGCCCACCGCTGGGCCCAGCGTATTGAAAAACGCCTGGACCGCACCGCGCGCTGCGGCGACCACCTCGCCACCCGCGAACACCGTATCGCCTGGCTGCGGCTCCGGGCTGGGGACGCGTTTCAGAACGACGTTGTCGTTCGCCGCCCCAAGGGATTCGATCTCGATCATCTCGCCGCCCGAGAATCCTGCGAGCTTCTTGACGACGATGCGATCGGCGGCGTGCATGGTGCTCGGTCGCGGCGTACTGAACGTGAGCGTACGCGTCGTCAGATTGAAGCCCGATATCGAGAGCGGCGGAACATCCAACCAATCCCATGCGTACTGCGTGCCTGGCCGTGTGACGATCGCCAGCTCGACGTTGACCCGCAGCGTGGTCACGCGCAGAACGCGAAAGGGTCTCGTCGAAACCGGGCGCTCGCTGTCGATGTGCGCCTGAAGCGCAGCGAGTTCGTCGGTGTTCAGGATGCGCACCTGTCCGCCGCCCTCGTGAAGCGCCGCCAGATCCACGCTGCCCCGTCCACGGCGAAGCGGGTAGACGTAGGCGCGATACACGCGATCCAGGTCGGTGGCCCAGGTGCGGTAGTCGTTGGCGTTGCCGCCCATACCCGGCTGGGCGATCTTGTCGAGAAGCCGGACGCGCAGCTCGCCGTCGCTCTCGGCGTCGATGCCGCCCTCGTCCAGATCGAGCTGCAGCTCCGCGTCGGCCTCCACGCCCGGGATGGGCGTAACGAAGCGCAGGGTCTCACCCGCGTTGAGCTTGGTCCGCTCGCCGACATCCAGGGCGACGACATCGACGTCGGCGAACTGGATCGGCCCGATCGTCACGCTCTCCGCGATCTGGTAGCGCAGCCCGTTGACGTGTATCAGCTCGCTGCCCAGCGCGACGAAGGCAACCTCGTCGCCGAACACGCGTAGCGCGTTGCTCTTGCGTGCCGGCGTCGCCCCTTTGCGGAACACCCCCCAGATGCGCGCCAACCGGTCGAGTGCCGCCTTCGCCGCGGTGTCGGGGAACAGGTCGTCGTAGATGACCTTCTGGTTGTGAAACAGGCCGAGGACGGCTCCGGCGAGAGTGCGCAGGCGCTTTGCGTTGTCGCTGAAGCGAGATACATCGGCGTCGGGAAAGCGTGCCTGATAGTCCGCGACAAGCCGCGCGTGGATTTGTTCTAGGTTGGGGAGTTCGAGTGGCATGATGACGCCCGGTGCAGGTTGGCGGTCGTACTGGCCGAAATACTGGGCGGCGTAAAGCGCGCTACGGATCGAACGGCAGCAGCCGTATCAAATGGATCTCGGCGCCCGATTGTAGGTCGAAGGCGCTGGTGTTGGCGCTGAGCTGATCCAGGGCGCGCTCGATGGCGATCTGCGGCGAGGCGATACGCCCCGCGTCAACAAGAGGCTCCAGGGCGTCTTGCAGTATGTCTCTCACGACGACCGCGGTGCGAAGCGCCGACTTTGCCCGGTCCAGCTCGAAGAAGCGCGAGCCGGCGTCCGCGTCACCCCACCAGCGGCCCTTATCACCGCGCAGCTGGTGGTAGACGGCCGTCTCGCTTGTGGTGGTTGTCTGCCAGTTGCCGCGTCCGTCCGAGACGTAGTCGCCGGTACGTGGGTCTATGCGTCGATCGGTAGCCATGGCACTCAGCGAATCTCCAGCTACTTCGCTTTGAGAATGAGAGTCCCGTCTGCGCTCGGCGGGTCCACTGATGGTGTCCCTGTTGAGCCGCTCGACGGGTCGGGGTGGACGTGAAGCTTGCCCCAGCTGGCGAGCGCGTCGATGTCCGCTTTCGTTGCCAGCGCTTGCGCACCGCTGCCATCGTCGACGAACACCTCGCGTCCTGGCTTGGCGCGCACGACGATGTCTCCCTCTTTGGTGATCCTCACAAGGGCGCCGGTGGAATTGAAGACCGCCGTTTCGTCGGCGTCGAGCTCGATGTGATGAGAATCGTCTCGCGTGGCGACGATTACCGGATGCGTGCCGGCCACTTTGAGCACGATGGCCTCGCCACGACCCGCGCGCGGACGGGCATAGATGCCGATGCCGGGGAATAGCTCCACATCATCGGCGGGCTCGCCGTCGTAGCCCTGCACTTGCCACGTGCTTCCGCGTGTCGCCGCGAGGCTCACGCGGCGGACCAGGTTCTTGAGCGCAATGGCCGCGCGCGAGGTTCGTTCGCGCAGCCCGGAGGCGTTTCGTGGATCGAGGCTCATAGGCTCAGCTCGGCTCCTTCGGGGACGAGGGTGAGGCTTGTGTTCTGCGCGGTGCGTGCGCCGGTGAACTCAGCCGAGACGATCAGGTAGCGCGCGCTCAGCCCGATCAGCTCATCCACGAACTGACACATCGTGTCGAACGCGTAGAGCGTGCGCTTCTTACCCAGCTCGTGCGAGTGACCGCTGACCGTGAGCTTGATGACATGGCCCTTTGCGTCGCGTAGGCGCATCTCGCGCTTGGCGCGGTCCTCGGCATCCTGGGGATTCTTGATGTCATCGTCGGCCACAATGAGATGCTTGGTTCGGCGAAGATTCTTGCTCTTGGCCGTTGCTTGATTGCGCAGCATGCTCGGGCTATAGGTCGGCCCGTCTCCGCGCGCGGCGCCCATCGCGGTGATCGTTGTGTAGCGCTCGGCGCTGGAGTCGATGACTTCCCAGTGCTCGACGTTCGCCGGAAACACGCTGGTCGTGGACGGCAGCAGCGCGCGAAAGTGGTACTGAGTTCCCTGGCGATAGTTGGGTTGGCCGACGATGAGCGTATCACCGCTGGCGTTCGACCAGGCCAGCAGCTGCGCCGGCTCCAGAAAGTACGACAGCACATCCCAGCGCTTCTCCCCCGGCTCGACCTTCCGTCGCGTTTTGGTTCGCTCGTTGAACAACTTGATCACCGGCTCGTTGGCCACGGGCGCAAGTGCGGCGCGCTTGCCGCGTACCCGGCGCCGATTTTCGGCGTTGCTGAACGACACCTTGCTAAACCATGGCCACGAGATTTTCTCGGCGAGCGCCCGCAGGCTCAGACCTCGAAACGTCGTGAGAGCCATCGACTCGTCGACCAAGCGACCGCCGCGATCACGGCCGCTGACCGACAAGACGTTGCCGGCGTCCCGGCTCCCGCGCCGCGTGCGGTCGTCAATGAACCCGCTGAGCACGACCGTACCGTTGATGTAGATTTGCACGCTCGCATCGGGCTTGCACAGCTCATACAGCTTCCGGGTGAGCGGGGCGACGCTCAACTGGAAGCCATCGGCGGGAGAGAGCATGTCGTTCTCGACCGAGTAGCTCACGATGTCGCGAATCAGCTGCCCCTCGACCATGACGGCCACCTTGTCGGTCATTCGGCGTGCACCGTCAGTCTGGTTTCGGCAGGCACCAGGGCCGGAGAGCCAACGTCGTTGAGCGCAAGCACCTGGTCGAAGCGACTGACAGCATCCTCGCCGCCGTATAGCTCCTGCACGATCGCGAGCAGCGGCATCGGGCGCGACACGACATAGGTGGTCAGCTTGGGCGCGCTTGCGATGAGCGCGTGGGCGAGCGTGCGCAGATTGTTATGCAAGCGCTGGAGCGCGATCATGATTGGGTATCGCTCCAGGTCTGTGGCCAACTCCAGTCGGTCACTCTCGTCGGCGATTCGATTGGCGATCTGGTTCAGCTCCAGGTGGATCTGCCGGGCCGTGAGCCCGTCGGTCGTCACCCAACGCTCGGCGACCTGCATGGCCTCGTCCCCCACGTCGGTGGAGACGCGATGTCTTAGCATCGCCCGCTTGAGATCCTCGTTCGAGTTCGAGACGCGGCCCGGGTCGTCACCGCCGATCATCGTGATGTTGATCGAATCGACCGGACGAGCTGCGACAAAGGTGGCCTCCACCAGTACGTAGTCACGGTCGGCCGCCGTCGCTCGCAGGCGTAGGCCCTCGACGCGCGCCCGATAGGACCCGGTGAGGGGGTGAACGAACTGACGCGGGTCCGAGTCCACGACGCCCAAGAAGTCGAACAGCTTCTTGAGCGCGTTGGGCGCCATGAACACGATCTGACACTGCGTCTCGCGCGGCTCAAGCCCCATATCCTCGACGTTGGCGCCTTCGCGATGGGGGTAGGTGTGCTTGGCGAGCGCGCGACTCATGTCGTCGTCGGTGGAAAGCACGTCGAGCGCGATCCCGCCAAACGATGCGTCGAACAGCTGGCCGCCAAACTCGTCGGTCATTGGCGCCTCCGTCGTGCGTTGCGTTGCAGCTTGTGCGAGGCTTTGACCAGCATTTGCTCGTCCATCTCGATCAACACCTTGAGTACGGGCTTTTGGTATTCGGGCAAGCCCGCGAACCCGCGCGTGGCGTATCCCTCTTGCAGTACTTGCTGCCGCGCGATGTCAATGACCTTCGAGCCTGGGGTTCGGATCAGCTCTTTGGCGCGGGTTTCGGTGATCTGCTTGCGCTTGACCGCGGTCTCTACGGCGGCCGTCAGCAGATCGTTGACGTACAGGTCCAGGTTGGCGCGCTTCTCGGTGGCCAGCTCTCGCTTGATGCGCGCATCAACGAGCTTGGAGAGCTGCGCCCGGTAGCCCTTGATCTCGCGAGCCAGGTCGTTGTGAGCCGGACCCAGCGTCGTCGATTTTTCGTCCTCGGCTTGTGCAATGCGGCGCATCAGCTTGCGCTCATCATTGGGGCGGCCTCGACCCAGACTGCTACCGGCGCTCGGCGTGTGACCGGACAGGACGTTACTGATCTTGTCGCTGAGCCCGGTGACTCGATCCACGAACGTTCCGAGCGCATACCCGGCCGCGCCAGCGGCGGCGACGATGCCTAGCCCTCCGCCGCGACCAGCGCCTCCCGCGGCGCCGCCGACCCCAGCCAGCGCCAGGAGCCCCGGCGCAATCTTGATGCCCGCGAACAGCGCGATGGCCAGC